CCACTATGAAGGGGCGATTTGGGATTTGCTGAACTGTATTCAGCTTGTGCATTGTGCGCAACTGTTTATTGTTCATCATATTTCATTTAGTATCCTACTTAAAGCATTGTGCTTTCTGTAGTATATATTTTTAGTAATGTTTCTCGGTATCTAATAACCGTGTAGATATAGTGATTCATAGCACTATAGGTAATGTTTAAAGATGATGGAGCAATGAAATGATTGATCAAATATAGATATACCGGCGGTTTTAAGCCGGATATAGGATCTGTTAGGAGTTGTTAATGCCAGTAATTAAGTGTTTTATGTAATTTTGGTTAGTAAAGCAAGTAAAAGTTAATATAGATATTTTCGTGTGAGGATTTGCCTTTCCGTAAGGAGACGGGCCTATTATTCCCCTTTAGAATCTATCTATTGTCGTCCAATCTAATACTAAGATATGGCGTTATCCGCATTAATAATGAATGCAGTTTGGAGACGTAATTCACTATATGTGATTCGAAGCTATTGGGAGCGATCCCTGTGGTTCTGTACTGCAACCAGGTACAATCTCAGTAACGTGAGATGTTGGGTACCACTATACAGCGTTTACTGTCGTACACAAGCCAGAGCAACTTGTGTGTAGCAGTAGCGTATTAGCAAGATAATGTATATTGTAGTATTTGACATGATTTTTGATTGTTAGTGTGTGGAGGATACTCGTCGTAAAGATGTATCGAATGTCCAGAATATAATTTATTTTAAAAAATGAATAGTGATTTAACCGAGGAAAGGACCATACAAAACGTTACAGCAGGACAACGAAATAGGAGCGCCACTCCTATTTCAGATATGAAAGAACAAATAATTCGGATGATATGTGCTGGGTCAGCAGCTTTATTGACCGATGAAGATGTTATTGTTTTAAATACTTTGTATAGAAATGTTGATCATTACTATATTGACATCGGCATGCAAGTTTATGCTGATGATATATTATTTGTATTAATCAATATTTATATACAACCAGCGCGTATTTATCGAGGTCGTGATAGCCATAAGATTATTAATATAATATTTTTGTTTATCACTGAGGAGGGCCAGTGGAGGACTGTTACAGTAATACATGAAGTATTAGATGTATTGTATTACTTTATACGTAGAAATCCTGTTCATCCAGATGAGCAGTTGTCTATTGTAGGAATGGACTTTGATGGTTTTCTCCAATCGCAAGGTATTGAGCAGATTGGTGAAGGTATTAATATGATAACTTCTATACCTGCTGTTGTAGAAAAGTGCAACCATGATGTTAAGGTTTTGGGAGAAGCTCTGGTTAGAATGACGACTCAAGTTAGTGCCGACATCGAACGTATAAAATCTTCGATAGAAACAATCAAGGGAAAAGATGTGAATTGTACTTTATTTGATGTTATTGTTTCACGTCTTGAGGATTTGGTTATGCTAGCTGTGGGTTTAACTTCAGCTACTAATACACAAACTGTTATTATATTGGTTGTTCAATATTTTAAAACTTTTTTGAAAGGATCTGCTGTTTGTCGTATAGTTGATTTGATGACCAGTTTGTGTTCTTCCATTAGAGCTTTATTTTCTAATGATGATAGTGAGCTTAAGGAGCAATCGATTGATTGCGAGGCTCCTATATCATGGTTGAGATATTTGAATAAGACATGGAGTAAAATTTCTAACTCTGATTTAATAGCCAATATTTCTAATATTATTACCATTTTGGGTACATTTATTTTTTCAGAGGATCCTGAGTTTGTCACCAAGTCCAATTTCTTTGGGTTGTTTAAAGCTAAGGTTTGGGACAACACGAAGAGTTCGAAGAATTTGATAGAATTGTTTTTAAATACTGTCACTTTCTTTGTTGAGAGAGGAGTTCAGGTTCTTAAAACTGGAAATATAGGTATGATATGGTATTCCGATGATGAATGGTATAATATAGAAAAAGAGTATGAGAAGATCTTGAGCTGGTCACGTATAGCTACCACTTCCTATTTTGATGATATAGCAGATAGAAGTGAGCGTATTTTTTCAGGTCCTGAGGACTATACTAATCGGCTTTCGGAGTTGCGTGATAAGTTGGAGCAGTATCTTAAGGTTGAGAAGAATGAGCGTAATAGAGCATTGATATCTAATATGTTGTTTAAGTTAGCCAATGTTCATGTTACGTTGCGTACCAAACGAAAGACTGTTTCTTATAAAGAAGCTCCTTTTTGCATTCTGATATATGGTGATACAGCCATTGGAAAGTCTTTGTTAATGAATGCGACTGCTTCGGCAGTGGCTGGAGCAAATGATTTTCCTTTAGGTCAAAAACATGTTGTATCAATTAATGAATCTGATAAATATGATTCTGAATATGATATGAATGTTCATCATACAGTGTTTATTGATGATATAATGAATACTAGAGCAGAATGGTATCAGAATCCGCCTACGGATAGATTGTTACGAATTAAGAACAATCAGCCTCAGACAGTCATTAAGCCGGATGTAGAATCTAAAGGTCAAATGATCTGGAATGCTAAGTTGTTGATAATGAGTACTAACGTTAAGGATCTAAAGGCAGGGTGTTTTTCTAATGTTGCTGTGTCTTTGTTGAGAAGAGTTGACATGTATGTCACTGCTAGGCTCAAGAAAGATTATAAGGATGAATGTGGCCTATTTGTGAATAGGACCAATAGATCAATACCCGATGCTTGGGAGTTTTGTGTAGAAAAGTTGATTGTTACAGGACCTGATTCTTTTCATTTTACTCAGATAGCGTTGTTTGACAAAACGTCTGATTATTTGGCTTTTGTAGCGAAAAATTCAGTCGAATAT